CTGTAATCAGATTGATACCCTCTTTTATCACCACAACCAGATCATTGAAATTAAGTTTTAACTTCTCAATTTCCTTCTGGGACTTCTCTGGAAACATCATGTCATAAGCCTTTAAGATTTCATCCATACCCGGTTCATCAGTACTCATGAGCCCCATGACCTTAAGCATGGTGGGAGCATCAGCATTAACTTCCAGCTTTTTCCCCTTGATTATCAGTGAGGGATTTCCCTCGAATGTAAGTTTCTCTGTAATATCAATTACTTTTGCCATCTGTCATATCCTCCTTATTCTCCTGAACTGGTTGTTACTTCTGTGAAGGTTGGCTTACCCTTACACTTCACTTCAAACTCCAAAGCGTCTACCGCTGTACTGTCTCCACCTGCTGGAGTAGTTACATTGATGATCGCATCAAATGCCACCTTTGCTCCGGAGGGCATTTCCCATTCAAACGGTGCCACAACATCATTTCCTGATTTCCAAGCAAGACCGGCAACGTAATCATTACCAGGATCTCCATAGGTTCGCTTTCCTTGGAAGGAAAATGACAGCTTCTTGCTGGTCATCATGGAATCTCCCCAGCCATCACTCTCCATGGCGTTCCATTCTTCCACGCCGCCCTCAATACTTGGAGCAAAGTTCGTAAGATTGGCAATTGTAACCATTGTGGCTTTGTTGCCATTTAAACCTACATTAAATTTGTTATTACTAACCGGATACACTTTAGCTTCCGACATAAATTTCACCTGTTCCTTTCATAAATAAAATCCAGCCAAATCACATATTCATACACGCCATTATCATCCGTCCCAACGTCTTGTGGTTCAGGAACCATCAGGCTCAGATAATTGATAGGGGTATCTCCTATTGTGAGGCTGGTTACACTTCTTAGTTTCTCAAATAACTCAAAAGCCGCTCTCTCCGTCTCGTCCTTGCTTTTATTCCAGTGGATCAGCAGAGATACCGGCTTCGTGTCGTAGGTGGTGCATTCTAGGCCACCAATGGCAACGTTTACCGGGCCGGAAGTTGGCCGACTATAAACTCCGATGGATTTCTGACTTTTATTATCCAGTTTCCCCATATAGACATTATCGTCTGCAGCAATGTTCAAATCTGAAATGTACTGACGAATATCCTTTAAAGACAGCATCACACGCCACCTACTTTCTTATAAAATTTCTTATACGCACTGGGCGCAAAATTCGCTTTGCTGCCCCCTGGCTCCCAGTCTTCATACCAATGCCCCTTTGCGTTGGGATTTTCGTCTGTCTTGAAGTTATATTCAGGGTGAAAATAAACCCGCCTTGCATAGGGAGCACTGGACACAAGCTGAACTTTTCCTTTAGAAGAATCCGAATAGTCAGCAAAGAGGCTTTCATTCTGGAGATTGCCGGTATCAAACGGAACTACTTGTGCCTGGACAACTTCGGTATGTACCGCCTCTACAGTCATTTCTAGAGCTGTTACAGCCGCCTGTGTCAGCTGACGGATACGCGGCATATTCATTTTAACTGTGGATTTAACCTGCATCAGATTACCTCCAGAGTGCAAAAATTCACAGTTCCGTCAGGATTCCGGTTCTTACTTCCCTGCTCGATCCGCCTTACTTCCCCAAATACAGTAACGGTACCCCCGCTTAAGGTTGGAAAGTCTGGCGCAATATCACCCTGAAGCATAGCCGTACCGGTTATCTGGACCAGCTTTTTTTCTGCTGTGAGAATTGTCTTTGACCGATCCTGAAAATTACACTTTAAATCCAAATCAGCTGTATATTTTGGTTCACTCAGATTATTAAGTTCCTCACTCTCCAAATGAACATGAATATCTGTCTTACAGAGCCGTTTCGGTACTAAACATGGGTATTTCATAAGCTCACCTCGCTAACCGGCAACATAAGCCAGTCTGGGATAGCTGGGAGTATACATCTCGCTTCATGGCAATACCTTTATCGGTAAACACATTCCATGAGCTGCCGAACTGAGCCGATACCCCATTGATACTGTAACTTGACAGAATCGTGTTGATCTCATCAGCGTTTTCATGTTCAAAATCAGACTGCAGACATACCACTTCCTGAATGACTTCCTTTTGAAACTCGGTCAAATTGGAAAATCCCCGGCCCACAATGCGGTTGTAGGTCAGGGAATCAATATGCCGGCTGGCTTGGCGGAGTGCTTTTTCCAGATCATCATCGGGTACCATGCTGCCTTTGTAGGTTTCTTTGTAATATTCCGGTGTCACATAAGGAACATAAGCCATCTTACTCACCGCCTTCCGGCTTAAACTCCTTGATCTTCTTGACAATTCCAGATACAGTGGCAGCTTTTCCTAAATCAATACCTTTTTCATTCGCAAGCGCTTTCAAAATATCTATTACATCCTGATCGTCTGCCAATTCTCCACCACTTGCTTTCAGCTCTTCCAGTTCCTTTTTCACTGACATGTAATCGCCGTAAGAGACTGTCTTTCCCCGTCCGTAGGCAATTACGCTCCCGTCATCGTCCTTGATATCAAAGCCGCCGTCCTGATAAGCCTTCTGCTGGCTTTCATCAATGGTGTACTCTTTATTTCCTTTTGCTGCTTTCATGTGCCATTCCCTCCTTTATACGGTTGCTATATTCATGGAACAGCCTTCCACTTTCTTTTCAAGCAGGAACAGATCTCCATAGTTCCGGTTCTGATATAAATATCCATCTGCCGTCCGGCTGTCAGTTCCCGGAGTAAACAGTTTAATATAGCTGTATTTGTCCCTGGCTACCACACAGGAAGTATGGATCAGGATCCAGTTAATCTGCTTTGCATCAGAAGCTGCCACGCAGCCATCTGTAAAATCATACTTGGTTTTCATTCTGGCGGCCGGTACCATCTTAATTGTGACATCATCAAGAGAATGTACCTTACGGTTAATGGTGGAAGGAGTGGTAACGGTCATCATGCGCTGAATGCCTTCTGCTTCCTTAACGATCTTACGCATGGATGGGGTCACATACAGGATCCTACCTTCTTCCGGTACTCCGGCTTCGTCCATGATCGCCATTTCTGTGTCAAACGCCTCCAGGAAGTTTGCAGTTGTAATCACAGTTGTGTCGATACGTCCAGAGAGCGAAGTCAGCTCTGCATGGAGCTTAGAGTACCGATAGGAATCCTTTTCTGGGATAGCCTGCTCTGTCTCAAAGGTGTTCTGGATATTGGCTACTGATAAGGTCAGGTTTGTTTCATCGATATCCATGGGATCTACGAAGAACTCAATGTCACGGTCATGCTCTAATTTCTTAGGCTCCCAGTCATTGGAAAGGGTACCAGAGTTGAACCCCGCCGTTCTGGTATGATCCTTGTATCCGGATACGGTCATTCTGGGTAATTTAATTGTCTGTGCATTTAAAAACTTCACCTGCGGATTGCTCTGGGTCAGTGCATCAGAACAAAGCTCCTTTGCATATTTCTGCTGAAGAAGATCCGTAAAGGTTGTTGCATAATCATATACTGCCATGTGTTAATTCCTCTCTTTCTTAAAGTCCGAATGCTTTCTTTAAAGCATCGTCAGTTGCGGTCTGCTGCTGACCGGATCCACCTGCGCCTACCTGGACAAACCCGGAAGCCTGCCCTGGTTGCGGTTTCAATGCCGGCACATCTTCCAGCACTTTGTTTAAGGCATTTTTCATAGTTTCATCATTGATTTTTCCATCTTGGTTCAACACCTGACTTAAATCAGCCATTTTAAGAATGTAAGGAATCGACTTAACGTCAAGACCCAGGCTGATTGCTGCCATAGTTGCTGCATTTTCGACCATTGCCTTCTGAGCTGCCGCCTGAGCTTGTGCAAGCTGTGTCTGCATAGCATTTACATCCGGCTGGGAAGCCGCTTTCTGCTGCTTAAATGTTGCGATAGCCTGATTCATTTCTTCCTGACTGAGTCCCTGCTGTTTAAAATAGCCTTTCAGGACGCTGTCTTCCGTTGCGGTCTGCTTTCCGGATACCAGCTGGGCAATCTTGTCATAGTCAATAGCCGGAGCTGCTGTCTGCGTTGTCTGTTGGGTGGTGGTCTGCTGGGTCTGGCTTGCTCCTGCGGCAGCACTTCCGGATCCACCCTGTCCTCCATCAGCTTCATACATTGGTGTTAATCTTCCAAATCTCATAGTTAAATCTCCTTTCACAGTTGAATGGTGTCTCCATATATCACAGTTTTTCATGTGCTGTCTGCACTGGACAGTTGGTAACAGTGTGTCTCACCGTAGTTTATAGCGCCTTCGGGCATAAAAATAAGACGCATAACCCTGCGTCCCAAAGGGAGATAACTGGATCACCGTCTTTCTGTTGCGATATCGCAACTTTTGAATATAAAAATACCACCGGTCCTTTTTATAGATCGATGGTACTAAAGTACTTTTTCAATATCGGCTATGTTAATTGTATCTGTTTCGGTTTCTCCATCTGGCATGTTGATATCGGCTTCATAGTCTCCGCTGTCTCCGTAAACTTCTACGATGAAAGCCGTTCTGCCAGTCTTCAGCAGGACTTTATCAAACATTTTTATTTTCACTTTTTTTCCTCCTGTCAACATGAGCAGTTGTTAATCTCATCTCTCCATTTTTATTATCATCAATCCAAGCGGTCAGAACATTTGCGGTTTTACCGTTAGGTCCTGTAATTTCCATAACTACTTCATACCTCTGGCCATGCCCTTTGTCGGGTTTCTTTATTGCTTCATATTCCGAAAGATGAGTCTTAATGTTTTCAATTAAGTCCGAATAATTGGTTAGATCATAACCAAGTGCTTCCTTGAATGCTTTTGATTTATCGGGGTCCTTATTTGGATCAAGTGCATACATTGAAAACTTCTCTTCCGGTATTACCGCCTCGTCATATCTTGGTAAGTTTATTATATCAGTTTTATCAGATTTTACAACCTCACACCACTCTTTTTCTTTTCTACCGTATTCTTTTTTATTCCCCTGATCAAGGGAATACTCCGCCAACCTCCCGAACTTATCTGCTTGCCTCTGGGCGTACTGCTGATCCTGTTCCTGCTTATAAGATTTTTCGATTGATTTTAATTCTTCTCTGGTCCAGGTATCATCCGCCGTAGATATATCAGGAAAATATGTGCTGTGACTATCTTTGCACCTTGGGTGATAGAGTCCTCTTGCAATGGCTACGCTCATAAGGGGATACGGACCATCAGACGCCTTTCCACCACTCCAGACATCATCGATCAGAACTTTTCCTACAAAGGGAAGACACTTGGGACAGGGGTTTCCACGCTTACCCACAATAACGGTACTGATTCCCCATTCCTGACGTTTCTCCCCCTCTCCCTGTAAATATGCCCGCTTACTGGCTGTCCGGATTGCCATGTCTGCATAATCTGACAGAGCATGGCGCGCACCATTTTTATACTCCACACAGTTAAGTCCCCTGGAAAGCATATCCTTGGTAGCCATATCCACTGCTTTTTCATAGGTACCGGCTCCGGAGTTGGCATACACCTGGGCATTAAAAATAGCCTTACGATACTGGTCATTTGCCATACGTAAGACTGCTGTTTCTGCTTTCTGCATATCATTTCCGGTTGCTTTGATCAGAGCTTCCAGTTTTCGTGTATTTAGTTTGAAAAATTCCGCCTGCATAGCTGCCGAAGCAGGCTTATAACTTTTGAAGCCGTTCTTTATAGCCCGGAGGATCTGCTCCTCCTGCTTTAATCCGCCCTGCTGTCTGGCCTGCCAGATAAGTTCCTCGATCTGGGCGTTTATATTTTTAAACTGCCTGCTGTACTTTTTCTGGTTTTCCAGCTTATATTTCTCCAGAGCCTTAAGCTGCTCTGTCTGCCACATGGACCATTCGTATCCTTCTTTAAGTTCCTCAGCTTTGTGCCGGTTCATATTCCGGATCATGGAGGCGATCAATTCCTGCTCCACTGCTTCAAAAGCGGCGGAGATATCATACTCATTCATGTGATCACCTGCCGTTTGCTAAAACTTTAAATCCCTGAGCCTTAAACTGGCGAGTGAGATCTTTCAGCTGGGTAATGCTTTCACACTTATCACAACGCAGCTCTGCATAGTTACTTTTCTCAATGGCGTAAATGCCAAATGGCACCTGCTCACTTGCCACTTTCAGGAGTCCCTGGTACTCCGACCGGCTCATTTTGTAAAGCTGGTTCATCACCTTCACTTTCAAGAATATTCACCCCCTCCGTATTTAGCCCCGGTTCCTCTGCTTCCATGATACCAAGCTCAGCCTTTAACCGGCTAACCTCTTCGGCCTTCCATGCATCGTCCTTACTATCTCCCCACATTTCTTCCACCTGAGCATCAATGCTCATGACGGGAGATCCCGGACGGGCTTTCGATAACGTTTCCACCTGAGATTCAAACGACGGATTAGCATACTCCCCGAAAGGTATTTCTACCTTCACCTCTTCCACTGGCTGCTTAAAAAGAATGTGATACGCATTGATACACGCTGACACAATATCCGGAAGAGTTTCCTGTAAAGCTTCTACAACCGCATTTCTGGTGTAAAGAGTAGCCTTTTCTTTCTCCCTTTGTGCCTCTGCATTGTCCAGTTTCTTCACATCTATACCAAGAGTGCTGGGTGAAATGATTCCCTGCAGGCAGAGATCCAGAGCGGTCACATAGCTGGCAAGGTAACTTTCATGAGGGATAGACGGCTGTTCGGTGTTGATAGCGTTCTTTCCGTCCTCGCCCATATTATCATCACCAGCAATAAACCGGTTATCAAAGGGATTTGGATTTAACAGCATCCCAGTCGCCGGATCCTTGGGTATATAAGATTCCGGTATGAATGTTCTAGCCCTACCTGCTCTGAGAGCGTCCATCCATTGGCTCCAGGCTTCATCAAAGGCATCAAAGCTGTCCAGTTTCCCATCAAAGATAGAACCTCCACGGCCTTCCCACTTCGTACTTTCGTATACCTTCAGTGGAACGGCCAGAATAACAGACTTATCAAACGTCCAATCAGCAATATTCTTAGTAGCTTCAAAGGTTTTAATATCCATCTGAGTATCACCGCGATATAGTTCGTTTTTTATGTATCCTTTACCATAATGCTCATACAACACATACTGCTGTCGTTGATCCATGTATGGCGTTTTGAATACTACTTCTTTCAAACGGCCATGTTCTTCTATGACTTCAATCCGTTCCCCTGGATACCATTCCAGAATCGGATACTGGCTTAAATCCGTGTTGATCGTAACCTTATAAGCCCCATCACCAATGTAAAGAACTTCTTTTAAAGACCTTTCCAGCGCCTTCCGGAACTTATTTTCCTTTTCAATTTCTTTCCACAATACTTCCTGCGCTGGTGCTACAAATTCAAAATCATTCATGTCAGAAAGAACAATTGCAGAAAGAATGCGAACGATCAGACCCGGTAGCCCGGTGTGAATCTTTCTCATTTCCATTCCTGGCGTGCATCTGGAGGCCCAGAACTTATGCTTATCGGCATATTCATTCACGCTGCTGTAAAGCTGCTCCAGCTCGTTTCCGTCTCCTCTGTACCAGATACGGTTTCGTATTGCATTCAGTTCATAGTCTATTGTTTCCTGAATCTGTATGCTGTATGGACTGGACGGCTGGATTTGAAGCCAGCTTCGGATTCCCCGTTTTATATTGTCACTCAATGCTGTTACCCACCTCATTTCTTGCCTCCTTAATTGCTATTTTCTTCCATTTCTCCTATACTGTACTTACAAGCTCCTGCCAGAGCTGAGCACAAAAGAGAGGAGATGATGTTATGAGACGTTATGATGTTCCATTTAATGGTAAAAGGTTTCTTTTTAACAAAAATACCGGCGAAATTCATGATTTAGATAATGAGGATTCCCAATGCCAAATTAATAAAATAAAACATGAACATATCTACATGGCCGATACATACGAAGAAGCACAGCTTCACTGTATTTTTGTTGAAAGCTCATGCAATCCAAATGGTTGTCATTTCTGTATTCCATCTAAGGATAATGGATAATTTCCCGACCGGGCTATGGACTCTACAATCTTTAGCCCGGGTTCTGGTATTTCCTTCCGTAAATCCTTTTCCAAATCCTCTGCAGAGCCTGCTTTCTCTGCCATATCAAATAAAATCCTTGAATATTCAGCAACTCCTGTAATGCCTTTCAATACTTCAAACTTTGTCATTTCTTCTCTTCCTCCTCAAACCCTATCAAATTCCTGTACGGGATCCACCCATACTGACTTGCATTGATTGTATGATCGTTGCGGTCCTCCGGTTCGTCTTTATCTTCTTTCCAAGAATACCGGTCCAGTTCTCCCATGTGCTCTGTACAGGTTTCTACAACCAAATAACAGCCCTGTGTGATCCAGCCCAGCATGAAGTTAATACGGTCTATGATCTCCACTTTCTTGTAAGAGTCATGGAAGTTATACAGGCAGCCTTTCAGCCGCTTATATTTCTTAAGCTCTGTAATCGTTGCCTGATCGGCACAGTCAATAAATACATCTTTTGCAAGCCCCCACTCTTTCCTGTTTCTTTCCAGAAAGTCCATAAACTTGATTACCGTATCTGACGGAGCCAAGGGAATAGACAAATCCGCATTGCTGTAAACCTTCTCATCAAGAACGATCACCTTCCGATCCATGGTGATTAGCTGATAGATCATTGCAATGGTGTCCGGGCTTTTACTGGAATATGATGTGTCCAGAGCTGCTGAAAACTTTTTAACCTTTATCTTTCCGGAATCAATCTGCTGTTTCACCCAGACCTTACTTACCACATGCTTTTTCCGGTCAAAGTTCGGGAAGATCAGGCCGGTTGCCTTGCCTCGTAAGCCCTGGATCTTGTTCTTATAAAGCTTTGTCCCTGGTGGAGCTGATCGGATCTTTTTCTCTATAGCCTCTTCAGTGAGAGAAAGGTTATCCCGGAACGTAAAAAACCAGTACCTCCATTTGGGTACTGGCGTTTCCGTAAGCTCAGCCATAATCTCTGCTGGTACATCTACAGCATACTTTTTGTATGGTCGGGAGCGGTTTATAAATTCTTTGTAGATGGGGAGGTTTGGATCGTCCGGGTTAAGCGTTGCCATGAGATAATCGTTTCTGGTAGAAATCTCTCTGACAAAATCAATGTTGGCAGTGTTGATCTCATCAATGTATACGCAGCCAAACTGAGAACCAAGTACCAACTCCCATTTATCCCGGTTGTCATATCCCAGAACAAATATGATCTTTCCCTCAAAGACGATGTGGGGAATCTTGTAATCTTTATCCCCATTACCGCAATACCTGGCATTGGGGTGGATATCCAGGATTCCATTATCCTGCTGAATAACATTCTTCTCGGCAGTACCGGTTGTCTTTGATGCAATGATATGTAGCTTCTTACTGCTCCGACTGACCATTCGCATGAACTTAACACCAGCACCTACCGTAGTTTTTCCACTTGCTGTAGTTCCCTCAAGAAAGTCCGCATCTACTCTATCTACCGAGTTGATGAAATCAACGTATTTCTGGGATAAAGGGAAGCTGCTACTCTTCAAGCCCCTCACCGCCCATCTGAGACATGATATCATCAAGTTTCTCGGAAGTCTGAATATTTACGTCCACCTTTTCCTTGAACATTCCCATGTGCTTGCCAAGGAGCTCCAGAGCCTTAATCTTATCAGCCATCTTGATTTCTCGCTCAAGTCCATCTTCTCCGAAGGTTTTAACCTTCACAGAAAGAATCGCCGCGGTATCTTCCGGAAGAGCATCTTCCTTTACAGTGGCTGTGCCTGGGTCAATTACGTCCACTGCATTTACAAAGGCAATTTTTGCAAGCTCCTGCACCACCCGATCAGCAGTTACACCAGTACGCCGGGATCTCTCTGCCATAGCTTTATCTATATGTGCGCGAAGTTCAGGTTTCTTCAGGTTCTCCTGTCCAATTGAATAAGCGCTGTCAGAGGAATATCCTGCTCTTATGGCAGCCTGTGTTGCATTAAGATCAATTAAGTACTCATCTATAAATAATTTTTGTTTCTTGGTTAATGCCATAAGTCTCACCTCACCTTCCAATCTGGCTAATTTTGTATTAAAGAAAGGCACCCGATACTCCGGATGCCCTCTGTATTACTTATTCTGTTCTTCAATAAATGATTTCATCATTTGGGTAATCTGTCCTGCCTGGCTAACTCCTGCCTTCTCACAGGCTTCTGCAAACTGCTCTATAATTTCTTGCTTTAACTTGTATGACTTACTAACGAGCCCTGCCTTGGCATTCCACTTATCTTGTGGTCTAACTTTCTTTTCATCCATCGCGATCCCTCCACATACAATATAGGACTTTTGCCAGTTTTGCACACGCAATCGCAATGAAGAAGATGCCTAGAAATCTTAAACTTTCAGCCATATTGATTTTATACAGATGAGTGTGTTATAATTAGTTGTAGAGAAGGGCTTTCGCCCCTCTCCGCTACTCAAGTAGCTTTGAAATGATTAGAAGGATTATTCCTACTATCAAGTCCGTTAGCACTCCGACCAGCCAAGTCTTGAGTTTGCTATCGGGCTTTTTCTTTCGGCTTCTGCCTCTCATCTGTATCTCACCTCCTTATGTATATATTATATCATACGGTGTACCGTATGTCAATAGTAGATCATAAGAAAGTCGAATTATTTTCACTATTCTTTTGAATTAGTTACCAAAAGAAAACACCCATCGGCATAAATTCGACAGGCGTTTTCCAAAAAGGAGAATATCAGGAATCAATCAGTTACCGGGCTATTACACCCGGCAACCGCAGGGGGGATTACTGTTTTGTGTATTCAAGAATGACGTAGGCTGTGCACCCCGAATAATTGCCTTTATTGTTTAAGAAATGATAATCAATAGTTTTCTTGTCCATATTGTAAGCCATGTTTATTGCACCAAAC